TCAACAGTAGTTCCAGCTCCACCAAAAGTAATTGTTCCTTGAACGCTAACATTTCCTTCAACATTCATGTCACCTTGAATTCCAACTCCTCCTACTACAGTTAGAGCTCCCGTTGTGGAACTTGTCGATGGTGTTGGAATTTCTATATGTACGTTTACATCTGGAAATATTGTCATTTGAGTATTGTCAGTCTGTAATCCTCCAGCTGCAAATATTATGGCATTTTGAGTTCCATTTCCTCCAGTAGCTATAACTAGATTTCCATTTCCAGTTGTATTTGCTGGTGCCTCCATAAATATATAGCCATCATTTGGACCAGTAGTACTAAATAATGGATCATTAAATGCGTTAGAAGTAATACCTAAATCTATCCAGCCAGAATTGTCATCTCCATTATTTGAGTAAGCGATTATATCAGTAGAGCTACTAGCAGCATTACCTAAGTTTCTGAATGCAACTTGTGAGTAATCAGAATGATTTGACTGAACAACCAATGTTGGATGAGTTAATGTCGAGGCAAATGTACTTGCATTCACTCCTAAATAAACGTCACCAACTACACTAGCATTACCTGTTATTGTTGCATCCTGAGAAACAGATAATGTATTCGATACTGTTACATTTCCATTTGTAATAGTATTTGCGTTTATTGTTATGCTTGTTCCAGATATTGTAGAAATATTTGATAAACTTGTATTTACGGCTATTGTTGGAGTTGAGCCTTCTCCTGACCCTCCAGTGATTATAATATTTTCACCAGAAGTTAAAGATGAAACATAATCACCAGAAGTTTCAGTTCCCAAAGCTATCTGAGAATCTGACCAAGTAGTTCCATTCCACTGTAGTACGTGACCAGTACTTGGTGTAGCCGCAACTAAGAATGTATCTATTTCATTTACTCCAAGACTAGAAGAAACCCAATTTGACCCATCATACTGAAGAACATGACCAGATAGCTTTCCAGACAGGTCAACATCTGTAGCGTCGTCTAATTGTGGAGCCCTATTTGTCCAGTTTGATCCATTGTAATGTACAACATGACCATATTGAGGAGTAGATGCATTTGTATAGTCAGATATGTCTTCAAGTGAGATGCCAGAATCTGTCCAGTTTGTTCCGTCAAATCTGAGAGTAGATCCATTAACTGGATTAACAAAAGCTATATCACTTAAGTCTGTTAATGACAAATTGCCTGCTGCTGCAACGTTATCTTGTGAAGGAATAAATTTAGTTCCATTATACTTTAATACTTGTCCAGTAAGAGCACCTGTTGGATCAATTTCAATAGAATCAACAGTAAGTGTATTTGCAGTTAAAGTGTCATAATTTGGAGTGGATGAAACCGATATTGTTGGGCTTGTTCCTTCTCCTGAATTATTTGTTATTAATATATTATCGCCCGCAGTAAGGGAAGCAACATAATTACCTACTGTATCTGTAGCTAAATTAACTGGATCGTTAAACCAATTAGATCCATTATATCTTAAAAAATCTCCATTTATTGGGTCTGAAATTGTAACATTAGTTAAATTACCAAGAGCTAATAAAACACTTCCTGGTCCATGACCATGAGAGTTATCTGCAACTGAAGTTGTTATTGTTACATTATTTGATCCATCAATAGTTACTGAGCCAGATACATCTCCATCTAGAGTTATTGTTCTTGCTGTTTTCCACTTGGTAGCAGTATCTGCGTTGCCAGTTACATTTCCTGTCAAATCTCCATTGAAAGAAGTTGATGTTACTGAAGTTAATCCAGCTATTGTAGCAGAAGAAGCTCCAAGCGCTACAGATGTTGATCCTACTGTAATTGAATTACTTGTTAAAGCGACTGTTGGAGTTGCACCTTCGCCTGAGTTATTAGAAAGAGTAATTCCATCTCCTGCTACTAGCGATTGTACATAGTTTCCTATTGTATCTGTTGCTAGATTTACTGGATCATTTATCCAAGCAGAACCGTTATATCTTAAAAAGTCTCCGCCAGCTACATCTGATATTGTGACATCTGATGCGTCATTTAGGGCAAAAGTTAAAGTTGATGCAGTATGATTATGTGAATCATTTGCAATAGTTGTTGATATAGTTACGTTTGCAGAACCATCTATTGATGTAGAGCCTGATACGTCTCCAGATAATGTTATTGTTCTAGCTGTTGCCCACGAATTTGCTGTGTTTGAATTATCGTTAATGGCGTAAAAATTCGTTCCATCGTTAGTGTACTCCCATTTATCGGTGGATTCATTCCAACGAATCTGCACATTAGTAGATGTACCGCGTTCAATCTCTATTCCTGCGTTAAGTGATGGAGATCCAGTTACATTTCCATTCAATACTAAAATATTATCTTCGACTACAACACTAGAAACATTAACAGAAACAGTGTTTCCATTAACTGTTAAATCACCAGTTATTGTCAAGCTTCCATCTACGGTTACACTATCTTCTGTAGAAATGGCTGTATTACTATCTTGAAGCCAATTTAATGTAGCACTTACTAGTGTATTGCTTGCATCTTTATAATAGAAAATTCCATTTGATGGGTCTATGGCTATTTGACCCTGAGTTATTGATGGTAATGCCATAATAGCCTTTCTTATTTAGAAATTAAAATGTTCCACCGTCGATAGTTACGCCATCGAAAGTAGTTAAGTTTGTAATTGATCCTCCAGTAATTGAAACAGAATTTGCATTTTGTACTGCTATTGTTCCTAAGCCTAGGGTAGTTCTTGCCGTTGAAGCATCTGCATCATCAAGTAGTGTTCTAGCATAATTTGTAAATGTTGCTAAGGATGCAGTTTCAGAACCAGTAAAGTATGGAAGCTTGTCTGCTGCTGATGTTAAACCGGCTAGTGCTGCCAATTCAGCATCGTATGCTTGCACATCTGTGCCTATTGCTAGGCCAAGATTTGTTCTTGCCTGAGAAGCTGTTGTTGCTCCAGTCCCACCATAAGATATTGCTATAGTACCTGCTTGCCAAGTTCCTGTAGATATTGTTCCAACCGATGTTAATGATGAAGTAACAACTCCTGATCCAAGGGTATTATTTGACAATACAGTTGTACCATTAATAGAGTATATTTTTCCGCTTGAAATATCAATATTTTCTGATGATGTCCATGAGTCTGTTGAATCTAACCAATTAAAGGTTTTATTTGTTGTACCCAAAACAGTTATACCCGCTCCATCAGCTGTTGTATCTGTTGGGGATGAAGTATTTGATAATACTATGTTTTTATCTTCTACGACAATAGTGGAAGTATTTAATGATGTAGTATTGCCATTTACAGTTAAATCTCCAGTTATCGTAAGGTCTCCACCAACAGAAGCATTACCAGTGGTGGTTACAGAAGCAAATGTGACCGATGAGTTAGTAGCTACACTTTGACCTATTGCAATAGTCGGTGTAGAGTTTTCTCCAGAATTATTAGAAAGTGTAATTCCAGTTCCTGCAACAAGGCTAGCTACATAATCTCCAGTGGTTTGAGTTGCAAGATTTACATTTTTAATTGATACAGCTCCTGATGAAACATTAAAATCATCATTAGCAAATGATGCTATACCTTTATTTGTTGTTGTTGCATCTTCTCCTGAAATAGTAATTGAATCAGTGCCGATTGTAGTATCAATTCCTTCTCCGCCAAGAATACTTAACGTATCAGTTAACAAAGATACGGAATCTGTTGTTACTGCATCTGCTTTAATTGTTAAATTAGTTGCAATACTTACAGTATTTGCGGCTGTTAGTCTTCCCTGTGCATCAACGGTAAAGGTTGGTATTTCGCTAGATGATCCATAATTTCCAGCCGTTACTGCTGTATTATCTAGATTGATTGTTAATGTATCAGTATTAGAACCTACTGTTGATAAGCCTGTTCCTCCAGATATTGTTAGAGTATTTGTTGGGTTTAAGGTTTGATTGGTACCACTATCTCCAGCTACTGTTATTGAAGAGTTGGCAATTGAGTTTGAAATTAGATCATCAACATAAAGTTTTGTTGTTGCGTGTGTATTTGATGATGGAGTAGGAACTACTACTACTCCAGAAAATGTTTTATTTCCTGTTATTGTTTGGTTTGTTCCTTTTGTAACATAAGCGCCAGATCCGTGCAATCGCCTCTACTGTTGTAGCAGAACCACCTTCGCCACCAGTTCCCTTACCATAATAAAGTGTGTCATCAGCTTCGTTGTATGCCAATTCTGCGTTCTGCAAAGAAGATGGACTACCAGCTGAACCAGCTGATGATCTTCTTTTAATCCTTATTGTATTTGCCATTTAGAAGCTTCCTCCATCGACTAGATTTTCTTTAGCTGAATTAATCCAGGCTGACCCGTTATATTGCAGTAGATCACCATTAGATGCTGTACCTATAGTAACATCAAATAATCCATTTAAAACTGATTGGTTTAATATATCTGACTCTAATCCTTCTATCCTAGCTTTTACTGTATTATAGGGTCCTGATGGATTTACTCCTAGTTCACCCTGAATAGCCTCTACTGCATCGTTTACATCTGCATGCTGTTGATGGTGAGGTACAGTTGTAGAACTTAGTGAGTCAGTTGATGTTGGATTTGTGAAATTATCAATTGAATTTGGGTAATTTGTTGACATTTTAAACCTACATTTTTAAATAGCTAAAATTTTATTAATTTCATTATTCCATAATATAGTAACTGTTGTATTACTAGCTGTAACTACATATGGTAAACCTTGTGATGTATCTATATAAAATATTAATCTAGAATTAGAATCAGAAGAACCAACTTGGTAAAAGGCTAATGCCTCAAATGTTCCTCCATTGTATTGGTCAATAATTACATCATCTCCATCTATAATTCCTAATGTATTAGTAATATTTGAAATATTACTGGATCTTGCAGTTATAGCTGTAGATGGTATATCTGAAACAAATTCATCTAAATTTTGATTAGCTGTATATATACTTGTTTTTAAAAGTAAAATCTTATACTGATTTGCAGAAATATTAATTTGACCATTAAATAAAGCTTGTTTAGCTTTTTTATATATAAAATTAGACAAATTAAACTCCTATATCTTTAGATATTATTAATCTATATTTATATCCAGATTCAAAGTATTCTTTATCCTCAGTAAAATATGCTGGTGTTGCATCTTGAGATGGAGTATCTATGTAAACCTCTGGCTTCCAGGCATGGGCTGAAATTTCGCCTATTACATTTTCCCATCTTGATGGAGTTCTTTGTATTTTTTTCTTTTGCAGTTTAAAATATTTATTATTTAAAAAGTTAGAAGCTGGTTTTTCATTAAAAGATACAGTAATTCTTCCATAATTGTAAGAATTATCTATAAAAAAATCTCCATTAACAGGGTCTAAGCTTGTTATATAGAAGTTTGGATTTTTTGCAATTATTTGATAGCTCGTAAAAGCATCTGTTCTTATCGATTTATCTTCAATTAAAATTTCATTTAATTCAGGTTCATTAACAGAATTAAATTCTCCAGTGTTAGGAGTTGCACCAGAATCTAAAGTAGTAAATTTTATTTGCTCTTCCGGTATTGGTTCATTGGCTGCGTCAAAAAAGTTAATAAACCTTATTACATACTCAGTAGAAGGCGCTAATTGAACATTCCATAAAAGTTTTAATGTTCTTGATATTTGATTATAATCACCTAAAGTATCAATATCTTTAAAGGGTGTGTTTAAAACACTAGGAGTGGCAGCTGTTGTTTGTACTATAATATTTTCTTTTGTAATAGAAGAAATTTTTATAGTTCTTCCGAACTTTATAGAAACAGTACCAAGTCCTACTGCAGCGTTTTGTATTAGATTTAAGGCCACATTAATCTCCAGTCATCAAAGTACAATATTATAGTAACTGATATAGATAAAAGAACAAGGGGGCGGTTTTTACACCGCCCCCCTGCCCCTTAGGATAAGGTAACTATAACTTTCCTAAAGATTAGAGAGATACCTGATTGGTAACCTCGACCTCGTAGTTGCGAGTTAGTCTAACGTTCTTAGCTACGGTGATTCCTTCACCATCGCCAAGCATAACGATGTCGTAACGCTCTTTCATCTTCATCTGACGAATGTCACGGCTTGGATCATCGAATTGATCTGTGCTCATGTCATCCTTGACAAGGAGTGTTCCAACTTCATTGCGGTCGATCAAGAAAAGATCTGACATTGCAGGTGTTGAACCATTCTTTGCTGTGAAGCTTACGAAAGGAGAAACAATCACATTCAGACCCATTGGGGCGGTTGAATTCAACGCGCCTTCCTTGGACTGAGGACGGTAACCCCAACTTGTATTAACTGCAGCTGCAGAACCACCAGCATGGAAGATACTATCCTTTAGGAAGATAGACCACATTAGTGGGTGCAAAATGAAGTCAGTTGGTACGTGATTTTCTGCCATGAGAACGGCAGCCATATCAACGATGTCGTCCCAAGTAATGGTCTTGTTGGCTGCGCCATCAATTCCACGACCTGTTGTATCGTCGTATGAACCGCTTTCATTGTCGAAAACTACGGTAGCTGCGTCCTTAAATCTGCTGAGTGCAATTTGCTCTTTTAAGCGAGCCATTGCGCGACCAGCAGCGCGGACGTGAAGGCCTACGATGTCCCAAAGTGAGTCTGCGATGACTTCTTCTGTAAAAGCCAGCTTAACACCTTTCTTTGAAACTTTACCTTCAACTTGCTTTGCAAAGGCGAGAGCCTGTTCTGGATATTCTTGTCCTTCAGGTATCTCTGCAGCTTGAATTGCATTAACTGCTGGGAACTCCAAAGAGCGTCCCTTGCCGAGACGTACAGTTGAGAGAAGTGGCGTAACCAATAATTGTGGCTCAGCTGCTTCCTTTAATGTACGGGAGATGACTTTAGGAAAAAGTGCAGCTGCATCAGGTGATGCAAATGCCTCTTTAATGGTTACTCTATTATCTCCATCGATATAACCGTCCTCAGTTAATGCTGTTTCCCAAGCTGGGAGACCTGAGAGGAGCTCTTGGATTGATTTACTCATCTTAGGATTATTCCTCCTGTTTTATTTTTTCTTTTTTTATTACAGCGTTAGATTGACACGGAATGCGCCAAGCACGTTTGTTACATCCAGGTTTGAGCGGATGCCCAACTTGCCACTATAGGTGCCTGTTCTTGTGATTTCAAAAACAGTCTTAAGTGCACCAGGATCCGATGGCAATTGCATGTAGGAAAGTAGACCATCATCAAAGTTGGTTGCAAACTTTTCTACTTCAATAACCTTACCAACCTGGAGGTAAGGATCTGTGCCACACAGTGTTGATGTTAGCACCACTGGGCGACCCATGTGGTCAGCTCTAACTAAAGAACCGACGGTCACATCATTGTTCAATCCATCAACGATTGGATACTCTACGTAGCCATGGGTGATGAACCCTGCGCCTTGTGAAGTGCCCTTGTCAAATGGACGGTATAGATCGTACTGAGCTACACCAACTGGAACAGACTTAGATGCAACTGCTACTGTGTCAGTTGCTCCAGAGCTGTAAGCTGGAGTTGCACCATCAAGCGGATCCCATGATGAAGGCATTGAATCGCCCCATGTTACGGAAGAACCGGAACCATTGGCTGGAACGACTGTTGCATCACCATTAGCATCAGCTACGACAGAAAGAATTGTTCCCTTTGGGATAACAATTTCAAAACGATCATCTTCTGAATCAAGGTACCATGTTGGCAAGCCCTGGTTTGGGAGCAAGTAAGCTGCTGGTGCTACACCCTCAGATACTACGAACCTTCCAGCTCCTGTCTTGGCATATACCTTGCGGAATTTTGCTAAGCTCATTTTATATATCTCCTTGTTTTAATTAAAGCGAACGACGGCCCATAAGAGCGTCTACGAAAAGCTGTTCTGCAGTGTTTGGTTCTTCCTTCTTTTCAGAAGAAATATCTTCTATAGAAAGAACATTCGTTTCTTCCTTAGAATTCTCTGCTTCACTTGTAATTTCTGGAACTACATTTGTATTTGCTTTTTTAACTGGCATCTTTGCAATGTCTCTTAATGAGTCAGCTAATGAAGAAGCTGTTCTTGTTGCGTGATCAGCTACAAGT